TTCATCTGCATACAGTTCGGAATCTTCCTCATCTTCTAGGACTTCTTCATATTCTTCAGAAATTTCCTCAGAAGGTTCGTCTATATATTCCTCGCCAGATTCAACATCTTCAATAGGCGGTTGCTCTGACTCTGTTTGATTACTTACTTCTGCTTTGTCGCCAGGGCGAGTCAGAATATCAGTAACTTGTTCAACGCTAGATTTTAATTCAGGCGATTCCTCAACTGGGTTTGTCGCTTGGTTCATATTAAACTCCTTTTTTGTTTTTTGTAATATTTTCTGCCTTAAGTTTTAAAATATGGGCGTTATCTGCAACAGCCCATAATTTTTCTTCCAACAAGTCAACTGCTTTCAAAAGATGAAAATACTGTTCTCTCTCTTGAGTCGCATGAGGTGAAGTTTCAGACCATGAAGTATGGACATCTTCCCTCACGCTTTGCATGACTGCTTGAAAAGTAGTGTCGTCTAAAATGCGTTTTGCATTTTTTCCGAAAATTATTAAATCGTCTATATGGTCATTACCACTCATTGTCTAACCCTTGCTATATCACTAACCAATTTTGATTGTGCTTTCATTTGTTCTCTATCTCTTTCAACTAATGCTCGAATAACAGTAGTTTCTACTTGAGTTCCATATTTTGCTTCAATTTCTGCGGCTTTTAGCATAATTTCAGCATCTAATTTATCTCTATCTAAATCATCTTTTCGTTTCATTTCTTCGTTATCAAGCTGTAATCTAGCGTTAGCTTTCTGCATATTCGCTTCAATTTCTTTAATTTGCACTTGAATTAACTGTTCTGAAACATCAGGTTTCTTTTGCATCATAGCTTGTCGTTGTTCAGGTGTCATTTCAGGAACTTCTTTAAAGAACATAGATGGGTCTTTAAATCCAGCTAATTCAACCATTTTTGCCATAGTATTTCTATATTGTGTCATCTCAACTAAAGGATTAGAAGCGCCTAATGTTTGTAATATCTGTTCTTGCTTTTGTGCTATTTGTCCTAGATATTGCATACGCTCTTGTGCAGTTCCATTTCCTAGACCTACATTAACTACACAATCCATTCCTGTTTGCCAAACTCTAGGGTCAATAGGAATCCACTCATTACGCAATCGAACTGTGCGTTCTTTATCTTGGTGTCTAGCAAGTAATTCGTAAATACCTTTAAACAAAGGTTTCATTCCTGTTTCAGCAAATATTCTCGCTATCAATTCTATATGTTGTTGTCCACCTTGAACAGTTGCTTGAACGGCTGAAGCTGTAGCAGATTGTAACGCATCAGGGTCTAAGCCCATTGACGCTTTAGAAATTCCAGTTCTGTTTTCTTTTACTTCATCTAAGTAACTTAACATAGGAAAACAATCTTTACCAACAAATGGCATATTAAAAGGTTGAACTGCACCTGCATTTCGTTGACGAATAATACCACCAACTTCTGTATTCATAACATCTTCTATGTTTGCTTGACCTTCAACAACTGCAACTCTAGGGTGAACACTTAATGCAAGACTATCTAACATAGAACGCATAACCATTGATTTCACTTTTTGTATATCTTCAGTTATGTCTGCAATACTTAGTCCAAAGAAAGTGTGTGGCTCTGGGTCAGGACAGAAAGAAACGAAAGGTATCTGGTCACACTTTAAATTCTTCTTAATTTCAAAGTTATCACCTACACAACACAATCTGCGAAGTTCAGCTATGCCATCGCCTGTCATATCAATCTTCATATATGCTTCGACATACTGAACTTTTAAATTCGCATCATCTTCTACAGGATTGATTCCCTCATTCTGATAAGTATTTCTTGCTTGAAATTCTGCGTTATCGTCTAATTGTGTTTCATAAGGTGAAGCAAACTTCTGAACTTCATCATAATCGTAGCCCATTTCCACTAAATCAGAAACAGTTAAATATCGTCTATGAGCAATACAATATGCGTCATTCATTGAAGTCGCATCTCTATCAATCAAAAATTCTTCTGGTGGAACTGATTCAACTCTTACGCAACCATGTTCTTTCTTTCTTGTAACTTTCACATCATGTAGTTGTGGTATCATCATGCTTTGTTGCATTAACTCAGGAACAACTTCTTCCATTTGTTCTTCTGTTTCAACAACTGCTTCAGGTTGTTTGTAAGCAGGGTCAGGATATGAAACAACTTCTGTTACTTCTACTTCGTCATCTGCTTCTAATACTGCAAGTTCGTTTTCACTTAATTGTGAATATTCGTAATACTCAGCATGATAAGTTGTGTCCCAGTAATATTTTAAAATTCCGTTCTTACATAACAACGCATCTTTGAACGCATTGTAAAAAATTGGAAAGCCGTCGTTGTCTTGTTGCAACACTATTCTGTTTATGTAATCTGTGGCTTGTTCAGCTAGTTTAACATCTTCTTTTCCAAAAGGAACAAACTCAACTACATTTTCGCTTGAGAAGAATATTCGCATAAGACTTGGTAGTATGTCTGCGATGGTGTCGTGAACATCAAGTGAGATAACTTGGCTTCGCCCATCTTCTTCGTTTCCGAATGGCTTACCCTGATAGTAGTCAATGCTCGTAGCCCTGAGGGGCGATATTGTGTTGTCAATAAAATCAACAGCGTCATCAAGAGCAGAACCCACAATAGATTGTAGTTCTTCTTCAGACGGTGCTCCATTATCAAACTCTCCAGTTGCTTCGCCTGACATATCATCTACATCTTGTGCTTCGTATATATCTTCAGACTGCATTTGTTTTCTTCTTTTTTTCTGAAACTTTAGTATTAGTCTTTTTGGTTTCTTTTTTGGTGTCGTTATTTTTATTCAACAATTCTTGAACATCATGTTGAGCGTCATATCTCGTAACCATATAGGATTCCTTATTTTGACACTATATATCTAGTGTTTCTGCTATCTATTATAATGATTCTAAAAATTTTTCGCAAAGTAGTTATAGAAACAAACAAAGTAAGAGGGGGGTCTGTCTAATATTAGCGATATATTCAAGTTAGTGTGTGGGTATCTAAGCTATTTCATGCACTATCACTTAAACAAAGGGGGGGCTTTTTCGCTGATTTTCAATAAAGTTAAGCTATTGAATTAATTGACTTTTTTTATTTGTGTCAATGTGCTGTAGCAAATAGACAATTTATTTATTTATTTTTAATGCCTCTAGATGCAAGTCTTGAGTCGATATATTAACCTTAACATCTGTTCCACCACCAGCTTTGAACTGCGAATTATAAGAACCAGCTTTCCATTTCCTAGTATCAATCTGTAATTTGGCTTTATTAATTGAGTCGCTATCCAAATCCACATTGTCCGCAATCTCCAATGCCTCTTCCATTGTTTTATGTGCCATTTCCTTTTGTGCCACCTCTCTCACCCGCATAACTTCTCCTTTAAAGTCCCCTTTAAAATAATCTCGTTTTAAGTCTAAATACTTATAGAAAACAAACCAAGTTAAGCTATCTTTCCCCGGTCTTGTAAAGTCTTTAAGAATCGGGCATTTCCCTTTGATGATTTGATTAAAAGAATAACCCTCCGATAATGCCTCTAATAGCCGAGCGTCTAAAGATTCAAGACCTATTTCTTGTAAATGATTTAATGCTTTTTTAGTTATCGGTTGTCCTGCCATTGTGATTCGTCCTTATGTAATTAATTAGATTCATAATATAATATTAATTAATAAAAGATTCAATTACTGACTCAAATAGCAAATTGCATTTCATAGCGTATATATACGCTATTGAAACAATGCAATCATGCAATCCTTAAGAGCGTTTAAAAGTGTAAAAGTTATAAAATGCAATTATGCAATCTTATAAGCTATTGATTTAATTAAACAAATAGAAACGCTTGTGATGATTTGCTATAATGCAATCAGTCAAAAGTTTATACATAATAGATTGCAAACACTAAAAAACCAATGCAATCTGAAAAGTTATCAACAAAGTTATCAACAGTTATTTTTATTTATTTAAAATTATTTTGTAAATTTCTTTGATTTTAATTTGACAGTAACAATTAACTGTGGAATATAGTTAATCAACATTTAACAAATTAGAGGATTTTATTATGATTATACTTAAACAAACAGACGACCAAGTTAACAACCAAGCCAACTTAGTTGATACATTAACTTTTATTAATTCAGTTATGAATGATAAAAGAAACAATTTTTCACTAAACGGCGCCGTTGCTTTATACAACCAAATTAATTCAGTTCCAGATGATGTAACTTTGAACGAATTATTCAAAGAGAATACCTCATTATGTATTTTTGAAAATATGATTGAATTAGAATCAATTACAGATTTTCAACAAAGATTTCCAATCAAAACTGAAAAATTTAATATTAATTCTATTGATGATGTTGAAGAATTAACCGACATTATCAGAATACCACTGTCCGAGCGTTTTATAATTGTCGTATCGGATTTATTTTAATCAACATTTAACAAAAGGAGTTATTATGAAAAATCAATTACAAATCAAAGGTCTTAAAGGTTCAGCGGTTAAAAAAGAGGTTGAACGATTTATGTCCGAAAATATTATTGAGATGATGAACCAGCCAGGTTCTAATCACTGGTCAAAGAATTGGTCAGATGGTCAAGCTATGAACCAAGACGGCACGCCGTATAAAGGTTATAATGCTTTGGTATTACCTTGGGTTAAGCATCAAAATAAATATAAATCTGATTATTGGGGAACCTTCAAGAACTGGCAATCCAAAGGATTTAAAGTTCAGAAAGGTGAAAAATCCACCGCAATTATCTTTTCATCACCAATTATTGAAGATGTAGAGGTTGACGGCGTTATGAAGCAAAGGGTTAAATACTTTGTTTATAAAGTTTATAGCGTTTTCAATGCAAGTCAGGTTGCTAATATAAAATCAGGTAAACTTGGTGACACTTGCGAACCTTACAGCAATCAAAGACCAACCGATGTTGAGTTTAATATGGATTTAACCCAACAGGTTATAGACTCATATTTAGCTAGTCAGAAGATTGAACTAAAAGAAGGTGGCAACCGAGCGTATTACAGTCCTAGTCAAGACTTTATCGGAATGCCTGAAAAGTCATCATTCTTTGACAATGGCGTAACGGCTGAACATAGCTATAAGTCAACCTTATTACATGAGATTGGACATAGCACAGGTCACGAATCAAGACTTAAAAGACCTTTTAACAATATGTTCGGCGATGATGAATACGCATTTGAGGAGCTTGTGGCTGAGTTTACGGCCGTATTTATGTCAGGTCATACTGGTCTTACAGTAAGTCCACCAATGAACCACGCTAGTTATCTAAAAAGCTGGAATAGACGATATAGAGAGGATAGCCGATACATTATCAAAGCTATATCAAAAGCATCAAAAGCCAGCCAGTTCATTATTGATAATTCATGCCTAGCCGAGCAACAGGACGAGGAGGTATCAAAGTCAGCCTAACTGAGGAGGATTATATATCCGAAACTAGGTCTTAATTGACCTAGTCTTAGGCAATAAAGCCAACAACAAAAAAAGGAAAATATTATGGAAACTTTTACAATAACATTTTTAATAATTTGGGGTGTTTTCTTCACCGCTTGTTTTATAGCTTTGATAGTTCTAGGCATACAATCATGCCTTGATTTACCTAGCGATAAATCAGACCAAGCCAGAATAGACGCTTGGGTTGATGCTATGATTAAAATAGGGGAGGAAGACTAATGGGAACTAGATGCAATATAAAAATTAAAACTGGTGATACCACGCTTTGGATTTACAGACATTGGGACGGCTATCCTGCCGAAACGGGTGTTGATTTAGCCACAAAGTTGGTTCATGTTAAAAACGCCAATGAGTTTATCGCCAAATTATTAAAGGACGGTGCTTATGAGGTAACAACCGAACAACATGGGGATATTGAATATTTATATAATATTATATTTCCAACATGGAACGGTAGAGATTCAAGTAATGATATGAGCATACACTTTGAAACCTTGAAAAGGTCTGGCTTTAATAAAGACCGAGATGAGGACACTTTTGAACATCTTGAGAACTATTACAGAGACCAATCAGAGGAAGAATCTGAGTTTAGTAGTAAAAGCATAGAAAACTTAGTTGATACCACTAAAAAAGAAATATTAAACAAGCTAGGTTATTACTTTAGAGCGGCCTTAAAAATGCAAATTCAAAGTGCCGAGCATCAACTAAAACAAGACGCCTATTTTCATCAATTATCAGACATAGAGGAGGAATAATAATGGATATTTTTGAAGTAAATAAAGACCACGAATTGTACCCAACCTTTGAGGTGTTGGTATCAAAGGTTTCTACATTTTGCCGAAAGGTTTGTGATGCTGATAAGGAAGTACCTCTTATCAGCAGTTACCACCCAGAAGGTTATAGGGATAACTTGGTAAGCATTGGAACTAAAAATCTTGATACAGGCAAAGAGTATAAATACTTCTCAGCTTGGATTGATGAAGATAAAAACAACATAGGTTTAAATGCTGGTGAAGGTATGCTATGGGATTGGATAGATGATAGCGACCAGAATCCACCTATATCTGGCTGGAACGAGGTATTAAACCACTTTGATTATACAGTAGAGTATAATGGACAATATACAATTTTCAGTCTAGCTGAGGAGGTTT